TGCATCTGTTGACTGGATCTTAAATGTAAAGCTACGGCCTCGCAGTCTGGTCTGATACTGGCTCGTATACTGATCTACAGGCACATTAGATGTCTTTGTAATAGTATCAGTATTGGTTGTTTGAGCGACCTGACCGGGCGCGTTCTTGGCGCTCAAGATAAAATCTACCGTGGTATTATCTACGTTGGTATCTCTGAAGTTAAGATCAGGGATTACTCTGGTGACAAAAGAGAATTGGTTCCCATCAGAAACTCCAAGATCACCCGACTCAATAAATGATGTCATGGCAGCGCCATCCGCTTTTGCGCCTACCTCATGGTTAAACAGATAGTTGTCTGTGCCTGTGCCCACGGGAAGTGAGGATATCCCACGATCAAGCCATGCTGTACGGTCTAAGGTGCCTATATACCAGATGCCTTCTTGGTAGTTATAAACTACATATCTATCATTCTCATTAGAACTCGCAGACGGATAGAACCACCACACCTCAGAGAACGATATGTTTGATCCAGCGACAACCTTATCAGATTGTGCAGAGTTGAAGTCATTAAACACATGGTCACGAACCGTACAAGGTAGACGTTGTACCGCACCGTTGTAAGCGTAGAACTCCGCTGCGCCCATCCAATATACAGCATCATCCACGGCAACTGCCGCCTTTGGCGCGGCAATGCTTATGTTGCTAGAGATAAGGTTAATACCAAAGGTAAACGGTGGCCCAATAAACTGCATTGCGTATATGGCAACATCAGTAAATACTAGGATTTGCTGCCTTGTTTCTACGGCTTGTACAATCTTTGAACCAGAATCAATCCGCAGATCACCCGCTGTATTTGTAGTAGTAGGATACCAATCAATAGGATTTTCTTGGCTTGAAAACCTGATCAGCATAGGATCTTGAGTTCCGTCTCCCTTTACTGTCGATGAGGTTGCACCCAAGCCATCAGCACCAAAAGCAATCACATGCCTATCACGATCTGAAAGAAGTATCTGTGCAGCCTTCTGAGGCACAGATGTTGGCGTTCCCGTCAATGTAGAAAGCTCTATGCCTCTTGTGGTCACACCGTTTGTTTTATCCCAATAGAACACCTGACCGTTACGTTCATTAAAGATAAGGTCTTCGCCAAAGTTATCGTGAGACCATATACGCAGGTTTGTTTCCGCAGTCTGAGTACCAGTGGCGGGAGCTTCGCCCCAACCGTTAAAGTTGTCTGCGCTGTCAGTATTACCCAAGGTGAGGAATATGTTTGCACCATTAGAATGGGTGGCAGGGCTGGTTCCATTTGCTCCACGTGAAACAGTCAACGTATCCGTGGCTACAGAAGATACCGTCATAAGTTCGCTGCCTACCAAAACAACATCATTAGTTGCAAAGTTAGAGCCTTGCCCTGTGGCTACATCTACCCCTGTCTCAGACGCATCCAGATCTTCTGCTATGGTGGTTTGGAACGCACCGTTGTTTGTACCACCCCAAAGTCCAGCGCCCCAACCAGCACCCTCAACAGAAGAGTTAAGACCTGTACCTATTTGATAGGTTCCGACCACACTGCTACCGCCATTACCTGTGTCGCTGCTATTTGCGTTTACATCTGTAGCGTTAAGGCCACCTGTAACTGTGATACTAGAAATGGTGCTAACAGTACGCGCAGATATTTTATACTCGTTGCCGTTTAAAACTTCTGTAATTTGATACTCTTGATTCAGTATCGCCGCCGTTATGTTGCCGCCTAACGAAACTGCCCCAGAGAAAGTTACAAAATCATTAACAACACAGCCGTGGTTCACATCTGTAACCGTAATCACAGGAGAACCGTTTGTGGCAGCAAAAGTTACATCGCCAGCAGATGTGGTTGATCTGATAGGCGTAATGTCGTTATACGCTGTACCTTGCTTGATGTAATACTTTTGCTCTGTCCCTACACCTAGAAACCTTTCTCCGTTGAGGGCAACCCATTCATGCAGCCCACGGCACAACCCAAGAAAAGCATTGCCTGAGTTCTTCTCCCAGCCGTTTAGCTTTTCTGGATACCCAAATCTAAAGCGCACCTTATCGCAGTCCACCCAGCCGTTCTCCTCAGAGTACGGGGTGATCTCTTTGTTTATGCCAGCTTTAAATCTAAGATCTGTGTACGGCATTTAGATTGTTCCATTAGTAATTATATCACCTGTGACAGTCAGGTTGCCAGAACTGTCCAACTTCATAAGGCTTGTACTGCCATACTTAATTATAAGATCTGTACCGCTCTTTGCTATTTCCCAAGTAGAGCCGCTACCACCTGATATAAAATGGCTGTCTGCTGTAACAGTGTCATCCTTCAAAAGAACGCTATCAATAGTTACACCTGATCCAGAAGTCACTTCTGTAACAGTGTTTGTAAATAACTGATTACCAGAGCCGACATTCAAACTTCCTGTTAATGTGCCGCCACCAGTAGATAGCTTTCCATCTAACTGCGTTTGAATCGCAGATGTTACTCCACTTAAATAACTAAGCTCTGTAGCAGTTATCGAAGAAGCCGCCACCTTTCCGCTTGCATCAGAATAAAGTGATCTCAGTGCGGTGAGGTTTGAGCTTGTAATGCTACTAGCTGCACCTGTGATAGTGGCTTGCTTACCGTCTATCTGAGTTTGCACAGCGGATGTGACTCCATCCAAATACCCAAGCTCTGTATCTGTAACATCGGACACGGCAACTTTACCGCTAGCATTTGATATAACCGCACGACTTGCCGTAAGGTCAGTGTCATCAATAGTAGTTGCCGCACCTGTTATAGTTGCTTGCTTACCGCCTAGCTGTGTCTGGATATCAGAAGTGACGCCTGACACATAACCAAGCTCTGTATCGGTAACCGCAGATACTGCAACCTTTCCACTGGAATTTGAAACCAAAGCCCTGCTAGCGGTAAGATCCGTATCGTCAATAGTAGTAGCGGCTCCTGTGATAGTGGCCTGTTTGCCGCCAAGTTGTGTCTGGATAGAAGAAGTTACGCCATCGACATAATTAAGCTCTGTCGTTGTGGCAGTGACCCCATCCATAATATTTAATTCAGAGGTGCTGGCTGTAACACCGTCCATAATATTTAATTCAGAAGTGGTGGCAGTAACGCCATCCATAATATTAAGTTCTGCCGTTGAAGCGGTAACACCGTCCATGATATTAAGTTCTGCCGTTGAGGCAGTAAGCCCATCTAGGATATCAAGCTCAGTTATTGTTACGCCTGATACTGCAATATCCCCACCAGAGTCAGATATTAAAGCACGGCTTGCGGTAAGATCCGACATACGAACAATAGCCTTGCCGCCCATACCAGAGTGGTTGGAGCAATAGTAGTACAGCACCGCAGGGGCATCTTGCTCTAGCTTTACTTGAGTGTAGGCACCTGCACTTCCGGGCGTTCCCGCTGTTGTAACGCCTGTTGTAAATGGAGCATTAGGATCGTTGTTGTCATTGGTTGAAAACCGCAGGGGATGATTACTATTAGAGGAATCCGACTGGTCAAACCTGTATGTAACGGAAGGCTTTAGCTCAACGGTTTGCTGAGAAGTACCATCTATTACGAACTTACCACCCGCTACCGTAACCGCTACAGTTCCAAGAGGCTGCTTTGCATCAATCTGCGTCTGTATTGCAGACGTAACACCATCCACATAGTTCAACTCAGCCGCCGTGGCTGTGATGGATGTACCCGCTATCTGTAGCGTTGTGGCGTTTACTTCGCCAGATGATCCGTAGATTACAGCCTTACTGTTAGCGATAGTGCCCGCCGCAGAACCGTCCAGCAAGTTTAGTTCCGCGCCAGAGGTAGTGACGCTAGTAGCGCCAACATTAAATGGGCTGGATAAGTCTGTTACGTTCTGCACCGCAGCAGTAAAATCCGTAACTGCCGCGCCAGCGCCAGCGCCATCCGCAAGAACAATAGACCCCTTACCGACCTCAATCGTTACGTTACCGCCAGAACCCTGTGTGATGATCAAGGCAGCATCTGTAGAGTTTAAGATCATATAAACTCTGGCTTTATCGTTCTGATCCAGAGTTACTGTACAGGTGCCTCCGGGCGACCCCGTAAAATTTATAGCCTTATAATGACCATTTTCCGCAGAGGAAGGCTGGGCAGACAGAGTTAGGGTATATGTTGTTGAACTGAGAGCGATAGACTCAAAGCCGTTAGCTGCACGATCAAGGATTTGCAGGTTGACGTTTGTACTAGAACCCCATGTTCCCGCCTCATCACCTGTGGTTATTAGTTTAACGCCGTTTGCGTCTGTATATGTAGCCATTTGAGCGCCTATCTAAAAAGTTCAATTGCACTTAATATACTTTTTATTCCAGTTTTAAGCAACAAGGGTCCATTGCGGATCTTGTGCTGGTGTTACTCTTGCCCAATTTGGATCTTGATCAGGCAGTATTAGACCGTAAACAGCAGCGCCCCCAATGAATACGGTTATTGAAACTCCCTCTACGGGTTCTCCCAGAATAAATGTTACGTCTTGTCCCGCAACACTCAACTGTCCAACGTCCAGTCTTTCCGTAAAGCTAACATTAATATCAAAGCCCGTTAAAGTAAACGAACCTGAGTCAGAATCTAGTTTAAATGCCTTTGCCAAGCTTGCATCTTGGCCTGTAAGCGTAAAGCTTCCTAGTTCTGCGACAACCCGCCTTTGGACTTCAAACACTGCCGCTTGACCTGTAAGGGCAATGGAACCTTGATCTAGAGCAACGCTGCCCTCGAACCTTGTGACAAGATCTTGGCCTGTGACTGTAAAGCTACCCACCTCAAGATTGGCAGTTTTCTTAAAGTTTATCGCCTGACCCGTAAGCGCGAATGAACCGTGGTCAATAACCTCTGTTATCTTACGGTTAGCTGTAAACCCTGTCAGCGCAAAGCTGCCAGCCTCTGCATTCATAGATTTTTGGAAGTTAAGATTTTGACCAGTCGCCGCAAAGCTGCCGTGTGCCAACTCTTCACGCATTGCAATCTGCGTACTTACATCTTGCCCTGTGACCGCGAATGATCCCCTGTCTGGCTGCTCACGCAATGCTATTACAGTGTCAACACTTTGTCCTGTCGTTGCGTAAGAGCCAAATTCTAGAACCCTAGTAACCTTAGAACTTATATCTTGGAAGTTTGCCGCAAATGATCCTTGGTCCAATATGGCACTTACCTGCACACCAAAATCTAAGGTTTGTCCTGTGACCGCAAAGCTGCCATGATCTGCGGTCAACCGCATAGCCTTTTGGAAGTTAGCGGTTTGTCCCGTTAAGTTAAAACCACCCGCCTCAAAAATCTCTCCAACAAGCCCAAACGCATCCTGACCTGTTAGAGCAAAGCTGCCTTGATTGAGGACTGCGCTTACAGATATTACTGGCGTTACATCTTGACCTGTAAGGGTATAAGACGCCGCTTCTGCGCCCCCTGTCAGACCCTTCCCAGCAATTATACTATTTTCTTGGCCCGATACAGCAAAAGAACCTGTTCCAAGACTTGCAGAAACATTTAAAGGCGCGGCTTGACCCGTAACTGCAAAGCTGCCCGCTCCAAAGCCTTCATTCATAGCTATATTTGGAGTAACGGTCTGACCAGAAACAGCGAAGCTACCTGTGCCAAATCCATCACTGAGGGCTATATTAGTTCCCGCCGCCTGACCTGTTGCCGCGAAAGACCCATGATCTAAGCTAACAATAATAATCTCATGTCCAGAAGACGCGAGTGCAGATCCTGCTATGGGGCTGTAACCTAACATGGCAGAAAACTAACACTGTTTTGGGGTTAAGTCACCCTCATTTTCTTTTGCTCCAGAACATGTTTCTGTATCTGTCTTTAAATGTTGTTTGCAAACGATACTTCATTTGCTGGAGTTCAACTTCGTCTTGAACGCCGCACTCTATTTCAAAAGCTTCTCGCTTGAACGGTATTACTTGATAAAGAGGTGTGCCTTTGGGGATTAACCATTCACCTTCATGTCCTCCAATCCATTGGCATGGAAGGTTTATTGGCAAATGAAATGTGTCAGTATCAACAATGCCTTCCAGTATATTGAACATATTATTCCCGTGAGGCGGGCTTTTAATGAGAACAGAGTAATTAGAAGGAGTCTTAATTCTCCAAGGGTTGTCAATCTTAAATATCTCTGAAGTAATAGGAAAGTTTTCTCCAACCTGTTCACGCCCATGTGAACCAATCTTAGATATATCTGAAGAAAATGTCATCGTGATGTTTAAGTTTCCATCCTCTGTAGTTCTTTTAACATACAGATCTGACCATAGAGGCACTATAAACCCGTTACTTAGAGCATCCAGCATAGGTACACACGCTTTTGCTGTGCCCGCACCAGTTGCCGTAGGTCCGTTCTTTTGTAAATCTTTATACCAAGAGGGCATGAACTTACTAGAGCGTCGAGGCCTTGGTAAGACCCCGCTGAACTTTTCTTCAGTTAAAAACTGAACCCTTGGGACACGTTTGGAAAACATTTCTTAGATGGCACTATCCGCGTACACACCCGCTTCCGCTCCTGACGATGCATTGGTTGCGAAGTTAAAAGTCGGACTAGAACTGGCACTCCCAAAGTTTACAGAAAAAGAATCCTCTCCTCCTGTACGTGCGCTTACATGAGAGCTTGTAACAGTTGCGGTGAAGTTAAATGTAGTACCACGATTGAAACTAGCATTAGTATTGTAAGTTATACTGTCTGTCGCCAAGCTAACTCCATTAAGATTTATAGTATAACTATATGTACCCGCAGTAGTTGCCTGCTGCAAAACCACAGAACCTGTTGCCTTATCATTAGCCGTTGTATTGTAAACAGGCGCTGCATTATATACCCCACTACCCGCATACGTTCTATTTCCAACGTATGAAACTTTATCGGTAAATGTGCCGGGATTCTCAACCGCTGAAGTATCAAAGGCGGCTATTTTAAAATCATTGGTCCCAGACGGGCCACCATTAGCCTTTACTGCCGCTATTGTGGTAGCGTCTAAACTGGCAATGTTTTGCAGTTCTTTGCTATTGTTTATTACTGTGTCGTTTGCAACTTTGATAGCCATCCTCGTGTCCTTTCACTATTAGCTATTTACATCACCGTCATAACGACTTGTCCACATGGTCAAGCTGTACTTCTTCCCCCCACGCAACGGCAAAACTTTATGCCCATGTGTTACCATAGACGGAAACAAAATGCACTGCCCAACTTTTACATCCTTGTTTGTAAACTCTTGTCTGGGAAAAACAAGCTCCGCACCAGCATAATCGTTGTTTAGCTTCACGCTGCCTGTAAATAAAGATGCGTCTGTATGCAGCCCTAATTCTGTCTGCGTATCCATAGAATAACGCATAGTAAACGCATCACGCAATCCAAGGTACGCCTCTGGATGCCAATGCTTCTCGCATATCTTACTAAGTCTCTCTGCCCATTGTTCTGATATCTCGTCCCACAGACCTATTTCTTTTAATCTTATTTCTTGCGCGGGGAATTTATCACCATCAAGCTCGTCCCATCTACCACGGCTTTCTGATGCTTTAATGTACCTTTGACACTGACTCTCTGTCATAAAGTCAGTAACCAGTATCTCTGGCGCAACTTCTTCGTACTCAAGCCCCTTGTGGTACGCGGGTTCAAACATTTTGTTTAACGAAGGGAGCAAGTCTTTAAAGCCTTTATTCTCCGTAAACCCTAGCTGTCTAGCTAGGTTTGCCATTCTATTTTTTGCTTCTGGGCCGCCATTCCCGTGATAAATACATGGGCAGCACATACCGTTTGCTATCTGACCGTCGATAATCTTAACATCATCATCACACTGAAATATGTAACCCTCATAATCTAACGCAATACTTAAATCTTCTGGATATTCGAGAAATCTATTCTGGCACCAAAGCTGATCATCTTCGTCATTCTTCACATGGACATTGAAAAATCTTTTGAGGTGCCTAACCTGCCCCGCATATAAGCCACTATTTAAAAACCTATATGGCGTTCCAGATTGAGGGAAGTAGTCAGCCATTGTTGCATCAGGCCAACACTGCCTTTCCGCTGCAAACAAAATGTCACAGTCAAACCCACGGAAGCGCTCAATAATTGTATGAGGATCGTCTAAAAATAAAACGTCATATCCATCAGCAAAAAAAACAAGCTCGTGGTCTTCTAAATTCTCTATGTAATTTTTTAAAAGGTTTATTTTTTGCCCCCCACCATGACCAAGCATATCGCCGCCAAGCCATTCGATATTTTCTGCAACATTTACCAACGGTACTCCTTTAGCATTTGCAGAGTTTTTTATTGCCCACATCTGGGTTTCATCGGTTCCTACCGTGATAAAATGAATTGGCACTTTTGATTCCCCCTCTATCGTGCTTGGTCTAACTTCTCTAGGTATCTGCCTTACCACCTCTGGTGTAAAGAAAAAGTTCGATTGAACTTTTAGCTTGGCAGGAACCCATTCATCTACAGGGATAATAGCATCCTTGTAGCCTTCTATCAATCTCTTGGCGGTTTCTGGTCTAATAGCGTAAGCATGACAATTATACCAATAGCCAAGAGTATTAAGGCGATATCCCAGCCAAACGCTGTCATACTCTTTCAATAGAGTGTCTACCGCACTGGGGTCAATACTATCGTAGACTGCATCCTCTTCAAGGATTATTCCGTTGCGGTTGGAGGCGGCTATCTTCTCCCAAGCTCTAAGATGACTAACTGCACATCCAAACTCACCGATCAATAAAGGTCTTTTGTGTATGGGGTCACGCCACTGTGTATCTCTTACACAGCCTGTCTCCTTCTCTACCGTATTCCAATCTTTTCCTCGTGCATCATATGCAGACCCATGCAAAGAAATCTGATAGACTATTGCCACCTTGGCCCCTCAAACCAAGCAACAAGACTCTTTCTAGTCCCAAATGTAACGGGGGTCACTCTATGCAATAAATAGCTTGGAAACACCAAAACCGTTCCTTTGACCTTACAACTTTCGTCTGGGGTTTCTGTTTCCCTAAACTGAAAGTCCCCACCAGCATATTCACTTGGATCAGATAGCTGCACCGTGACGGAAAGCTTGCGGTCAAAC